TGGATTATCTATATGGTGCAGACCGTCAAATGTCTTTCCGTACTTTTGATATTCACCTTCTTTCTTATGAAGAGATGAAGACTGCAATGGCAGAACAAGGACATACAGATGAAGAGATGTTTACAAGTTCACTAGAAATTGCAGACAAGGTTGAAGACTACGACATTAAGTCTGGTCTTGATTTGCTTCCAGTTCAATATAAAAACCCAGACAAAGAACTTAAAGAACTTGCTCTTGAAGGTTTGAAAGAACGTAAAGTAGATTCTCAAGAGTACCTTGATCGTCTTGATGAAGAACTTACAATTATTAAAGATAAAAATTTTGGTCCTTACTTCTTGGTTGTTCGCAATATGCTCAACTGGGCAAAGAAAGAAGGAATCATGGTAGGTCCAGGTCGTGGATCTGCAGCGGGTTCATTGCTTTGTTATGCACTTGGCATTACAGATATTGATCCAATTAAACATGGTCTTTTGTTCTTCCGATTTATTAATCCAGAACGTAATGACTTTCCAGATATTGACTCTGATATCCAAGACAACCGTCGTGACGAAGTAAAAGATTATCTAGTTAGACAGTATCGCCATGTTGCTTCTATTGCAACATTCATGCAATTTAAAGATAAGAACATTGTTAAGGATGTATCTCGTGTTTTAAATATTCCCCTTGCCGATGCAAACAAAGTAAATAAACAGATTGATACCTGGGATGAATATTGCACTTCAAAATCATCGTTATGGTTTCGTGAAAAATATCCAGACGTTGAAGTTTATGGAGAACAACTTCGTGGTCGCATTAAGGGTACAGGAATTCATGCTGCAGGTGTTGTAACATCTAAAGACCCAATCTTTAGATATGCTCCAATGGAAACAAGATCAGTTGCTGGACAAGATGAGCGCATTCCTGTTGTTGCTGTAGACATGGGAGAAGCTGAAAACATTGGCTTGATTAAGATTGATGCATTAGGTTTAAAAACTTTAACGGTACTTAAAGATTGTATTGATATTATTAAAGAACGTGAAGGGACAAAGATTGATCTTCTTAAGCTTAATATGGATGATGATAATGTGTATACAATGCTTTCAGATGGGTATACAAAGGGAGTATTTCAGTGTGAAGCAGCACCATACACAAACCTTCTTATTAAAATGCGTGTAAAAAATCTTGAAGAACTTGCTGCATCTAATGCTCTAGTTCGTCCTGGTGCTATGAATACTATTGGAAAAGACTATATTGCTATCAAGCATGGACGTCAAAATCCAGACTATAAGCATCAAATTCTTAAATCATTTACGGAGGAAACTTATGGCTGTATTCTTTACCAGGAACAAGTTATGCAAGCATGCGTACACCTTGGCGGTATGTCCATGTCGGAAGCAGATAAAGTTAGAAAAATCATTGGAAAGAAAAAAGATGCTAAAGAGTTTGACGTTTTCAAGGACAAGTTTGTTTCTGGTGCGTCTGCTTATATCTCGCCTAACAAGGCTCTTGATCTTTGGCATGACTTTGAAGCCCATGCGGGGTATTCGTTTAACAAAAGTCACGCAGTTGCTTACTCTACTCTCTCGTATTGGACGGCGTGGTTAAAGTATCATTACCCACTAGAGTTTATGTATTCACTATTAAAAAATGAAAAGGATAAAGATGCACGTACTGAATATCTTATTGAAGCAAAAAGAATGGGAATCAGCATTAAGTTACCTCATATCAACGAATCAGATATTGATTTTAAGATTGAAGGTAAGGGTATACGGTTTGGTTTATCGGGTATTAAGTTTATCTCAGATAAGATTGCTGAACGATACATGGCTGCTAGACCTTTCAAGTCATATGCTGAACTTGAGGAGTTTACTTTTACTAAAGGAAACGGAGTTAACTCTCGTGCTCTTCAAGCATTACGAATTATCGGTGCAGCAACATTTGAAGACAGCCAACGTAATGATCAAGAGATTAAAGAAAATCTCTACGAGTATTTAAATTTACCTGAATTTAATATGCCAGTTCCTCAGCATTATTATGCTTATATTCAAGAGGCAGAAGATTATGAAGAAACTGGATCATTTGTAATGCTTGGTATGATTAAATCAATTAAGCGTGGCAAAGGTTGGTCAAGGGTTGAGTTCCTTGATAAAACTGGAAGCGTTGGAATTTTTGATGATGAAAATACTACAATTGAAACTGGTAGAACTTATTTAATTCTTGTAAGTGATAACAGAATTGTTAATTCAATTCCAGCAGATCAAATTAAAGAATCTAAGGATGCATTAGTTAAATTTTTAAATTATAAACAGTTGCCATATAAGGGTGAAGAACAATTTGTTGTTTCTTTTAAACCCAGAGTTACCAAATCTGGAAAGAAAATGGCAAACCTTGTTGTTGCAGATGCTGCTAGAGAACTTCATTCAGTTCTTGTATTTCCTACAGCATTTTCTAAAGCATACATGACAATTGAAGAAGGAAATGTTTATAAAGTTTCTTTGGGTAAAACTAAAGATGGAACAGTTATATTGGAGGATGTAGTAAATGTTTGATCAGTTAGCGATTGATTTACACAAGGTAGCAGTTGAAAAAGGATTTTGGCCAGATGATATTGACGATATTTTTGTTGCTAAACAGTTAATGATGATCGTATCTGAGGTTGTTGAAGTTATGGAAGCAGTTCGTAAAGACAAAGGTGAAGAAGAGATTGCCAAAGAATTTGCAGATATTATTATTCGTACACTAGATCTTTATGCAGGAATGGTTGAAGCAGGGTATACTAGAGAGTCACTTGATTATATTATTAAACAAAAATCAGAATTTAACAAGATTAGACCAGAAAAACATGGGGTAAAATTTTAATGTCAGTAACAATGGAAGAAGTATTAGCACAGTTAGATCCACGTATCCGTAAGCGTCTTGGAGATGCTACAGGACAAAAAGTTGATTATGCAGCAACACCTAGCTTTGGCCTTAATAGGGCTTTAAAGGGTGGTTTGCCATATGGTCGTCAAGTTCTTATCTGGGGATCTAAGTCTTCTGCTAAGTCTTCCCTATGCCTTCAAATGATTGGTGAAGCACAAAAAGAAGGCAAAGTTTGTGCATGGATTGATGCTGAAATGTCATACGATTCTGCATGGGCTGAAAAGCTTGGGGTAGATTCAACAAAACTTATCTATTCACAAGCAAGAACTATTAATGAAATGGTAGATGTAGGCACAAGCCTAATGAATGCTGGCGTTGATATAATTGTTATAGATAGTATTACATCATTATTACCTGCTATTTATTTTGAAAAGGATACAGATGAACTTAAACAACTTGAGAACACAAAACAAATTGGTGCGGAGTCAAGAGACTTTAGCAATGCTTGGAAAATGCTTAATTATGCTAACAATAAAGTCAAGCCTACTTTGCTTGTGCTTATTTCTCAGTCTCGTAATAACATTAGTGCTATGTATACTAGTCAGCAGCCGTCTGGTGGTCAGGCTACTAAGTTTTATTCCTCTACGGTTATTAAACTTTTTTCTTCCGAATCTGACAATCAAGCGATTAAAGGCAAGATTCAAGTAGGAGATAAATTAATTGAAGAAAAAATTGGTCGCAAGGTTAAATGGGAGTTACAGTTTTCTAAAACATCTGCTGGTTTTCAATCTGGCGAATATGATTTCTATTTTAGAGGTGACAATGTTGGTATTGATGGGATTGGCGATCTTGTTGACACTGCTGAACTCGCAGGTTTAGTAGAACGCACAGGTGCTTGGTATAAACTTGAAGATGGAACAAAAGTTCAAGGTCGTGAAGGATTTATTAATCGTGTTAGGGAAGATCTTGATTTGCAAGAATCTCTTAGGAGTAAGCTGTTGAATGCCTAACGATAAATTTAAAGTATTTAGCGGTCAGTTTAATTGTCAAGTATGTAAAGAAGAAGTTAAATCTCTTCGTCTTTGGACTGAAACTGCTGATCTTACTTGGATGTGTACAAAAAAACATATATCAAGGGTTCCACTAATTGTAACAAAGAAGGATTATGAGCGAAAAAAGTGAATCAAAAAGGCTTGGAGCCAAGCAACATAAAAACTCAGGTCGTGGAACCCATAAAGGTGATGCAACTTGGAGAAATTTTACTGTTGACTTTAAGGAATATCCAAAAGGCATTACTATCAATAAAGATATTTGGGCTAAAGCTGTAACTGATGCAATTAAGAATCATAATGACCCAGCAATATTTATTGTACTTGGCGAAGGTGATTCTAAAGTTCGCCTTGCAGTAATAGAAGTAGAATTACTAGAACAGTTAACAGAGGGGGAATAAAATGGCTGAACAAGTAGAACCAGTAAAAACAACACTAGAAATGGTAAATGGTTTGACTGAAATTGCAGAATATATGCAGGATGAGGAACTAACTACTGCCCTGACATTTATTGCAAAGGTAATTATTAAGCCAGATATTCCAACCCAAGTGGCAAGTATTGAAATCGTAAGATTACAAGCAATAGCAGCAAAGATGGCTTTTAAGGCTACTTGGATGGCCAATGTAGATAAAAATGATCGTGCAAAAAAGAACATTTATTACACAGCAGCGGAATCTATCAATAACTTAGTGTCAGCACTCAAGTATATAATGCGTTAACCTGCTATACTTATATAAACAAGGGGAATAAAAAAATGACAAAAAGTTTACTAAAGCAGGTTATGTTAAAAGAAACAGAAAAAAGAGATGCTATCACAAAACAAAATATAATCTTTAATGCTGAAGATATGATTGCTAAGATTAATTCTGGATATACTGTTAGCCGTGGTCCAAAAATGACTACAAAGAAAACATTTGCCCCATCTACAATTGCATACCAACATGGACAGTGTCCACGTTATTGGTATCTTGCATTTAATGGTAATGTATTTGATGATTATACAGATGCGTATGGTGTTGCAAATATGAGTGCTGGAACAATGGGGCACGATAGAATTCAAGGAGCAATGCTTGCTTCTGGAATAGCAGTTCCTTATGTAAATGATAAGGGAGAAAAAACAACAGAATTTAAGGTTATTGCAAATGATCCACCAATTTTTGGTTACGGAGATGTAATGTTAAATTGGGAAGATGAAGAAATTGTTGGAGAAATTAAAACAATGATGAGCGAAGCCTTTGAGTATCGCAAGAAAACAAATAAACCAAAGGGTGCACACTTAATTCAATTGCTCATCTATATGAAAATTCTTAATAAACAAAAAGGTGCATTGATCTATGAGAATAAAAATAATCACGATTTAATGATTATTCCAGTTGAAGTAAATGACGGTTATCGTCAATGGATTGATTATGCTTTTAATTGGATGCGTGAAGTTCGTAAGGCTTGGGAAGATCAAACAATACCAACAAAAAATTATCGTGGCAATTCAAAAATTTGTAAGACATGTCCAGTTAAAGCAGCATGTTCCGAAGCAGGAGAAGGAAAAATTAAAATTACTTCTCTGGAGGAATTGAGTGAAACTTTGCAGTAGATGTGATAACTATTTCACACCAAAAGTTTCTTATCAGATTTACTGCAGTGAATCTTGTAGAGATGATGCTACAAAAGAAAAGATAGCAGAACGTTATCAAGTAACTCGTAGACAAAAAAGAATAGGTAAGGTCAGAAAATGTTTGGGTGGTTGTGGAGTTGATCTTTCAATCTACAACGACTCAGGCTTTTGTTCTAACTGCAACATAAGCAAAAAATCAGTTGATAAAATGCTAAAAAAATTAAAAGGATTTATTGAATATGAACAAGACTAAGTGGGGTGGGCCAGTGCAACCAAATAATATTTGTTCTATAGATGCTAGCACCAATAGTCTTGCATTTGCTTTTTATTCATTTAAAAATCTTGGAACCATTGGAAAAATTAATTTTACTGGTGGAGATATATATGAAAAAGTAGCAGATGCCTGTAAAAAAAGTAAAGGCTTGTTTGCTCAGTTTAATATGGTTGATGCTATTGTAATTGAACATACTGTATTTATGAACAGTCCTAAAACTGCTGCTGATCTTGCACTTGTTCAAGGTGCTTTGCTTGGTGCAGCAGGACTTTCTGGTATCAATACATTTGGCAAAGTTTCTCCAATTACATGGCAAAACTATATTGGTAACAAAAAAATTTCTAAGGATGAACAACTTTATATCCGTGCACAACATCCTGGAAAGTCTGTTTCTTGGTACAAGACGTATGAGCGTAACCTTCGCAAAGAAAGAACTATTAAATTTATAAACACAATATACGATAAGACTATTACTGATAACGATGTGGCAGATGCCTGCGGTATTGGTCATTGGGCTATTAATAACTGGGGTAAAGCAATTGGAGTTGACAAATAACACTATGGCTGCTAAACTATATACTAGTGAGACTTGGCTTCGTAAGAGATTCCTTATGGACAAAAAGTCACCACAAGATATTGCAAAAGAATGCGAAGCAAGCGTAGAAACTATCTATGTTTACCTTGCTAAATTTGGATTAAGGAAGTCAAAGAGATGAATAAATTTCATAGGTTTGTAACATTTTTTGCAGTGGTTTGCACTGTTGGATTAACTTATGCCGTCTTTACTTTAAAGGGAATGCCAGAAGCATTTGATTGGGAGGAAGATGATGAGTGATAATCTAAATATTACGGTTGATCAAGTTAATCATCCAGTTCACTACACAACAGATCCTTCTGGGGTTGAGTGTATTCAGATTACTCGCCATCGTAACTTTAATGTTGGTAACGCCTTTAAGTATCTTTGGAGAGCAGGACTTAAAGATGAGTCTAAGACTATCCAGGATCTTGAAAAAGCAATTTTTTATATCAAGGATGAAATTAATAGACTAGAGGGAAAGTATGTCAACTGAAGAAGATCTAGTTAAACACCTTGATCAGGTAAACCAAGTTGTTGCTGAGTATCTAAAAGGAACTGACCCGACAAGAATTTCTAAAGAACTTGCAATCCCAAGAGTTCGTGTTGTAGAACTTATCAATGAGTGGAAAGTTATGGCTTCTGCTAATGATGCAATTCGTGCTCGTGCCAAAGAAGCACTTGCTGCAATGGATGCACACTATAGCAAACTCATAACAAAATCTTATGAAGTTATTGATGAAGCAACCATGACTAATAATCTTAGTGCAAAGACTCAAGCAATTAAACTTGTTGTTGATATTGAAAAAGCAAGAATTGATATGCTTCAAAAAGCAGGACTTTTGGAAAATAAAGAACTTGCAGAAGAAATGGTTGAGATTGAAAAGCGTCAGGAAACGCTTGTTGCAATACTAAGAGATATTGCATCTTCTCATCCAGAGATTCGTGACCTAATTATGCATAGACTTTCTTCTGTCGCAAAAGATGGGGAAGTGATTACAGTTGTCCACGATGTTCAATGATTTTCTTGAAGCATTAAAAAATAATAATTTTGAAGAAATGCCTGTTAATGCAAAAACATTTGTTGAAGGTGAAGCATATCTAAACCAGCCACCATTATCAGATATTCAGTATGACATTGTTGAAGCAATGAGCCAAATTTATAGAGAAGAAGACCTTGTGGATATTATGGGAGCAGAAGAAGGTCATCGCTATTATAAAAAATATACAAAGAATGAAATTATTCTACAACTTGGCAAGGGATCTGGAAAAGACTTTACATCTACAGTAGCATGTGCATATATTGTATATAAATTACTATGCCTAAAAGATCCTGCCAGATATTTTGGTAAGCCTGCAGGAGATGCTATTGATATTATTAACGTAGCTATTAACGCTCAACAGGCTAAGAACGTGTTTTTTAAAGGTTTTAAAACTAAGATTGAAAAGTCTGAATGGTTTGCAGGAAAATACAATGCAAAGGCAGAAAGCATTGAGTTTGATAAAGCAATTACAGTTTACTCTGGTCACTCAGAAAGAGAATCACATGAGGGTTTGAACCTTATCCTTGCAGTGCTTGATGAAATTTCTGGTTTTGCACAAGATGTTGTCACTGGAAATGATCAAGGAAAAACTGCTGATAATATCTATAAGGCTTTCCGTGCATCTGTTGATTCACGTTTTCCTGACCTTGGCAAGGTTGCATTGCTTTCTTTCCCCCGTTTTCCAGGGGACTTTATTTCACAAAAATATGAAGACTCAATAATGGAAAAAGAAACAATTACATATACACATAGATTTATTATGAATCCAGATTTTCCCGATGATCTTGAGGGTAATTACTTAGATATTGGGTGGGATGAAGACCAAATAGTTGCATATAAATATCCTGGGGTATTTGCACTAAAGAGACCAACATGGGTAGTAAATCCAACAAGAAAGATTGATGACTTTAAGTTAGCATTCTTTACAGATATGGGTGATGCAATGCAAAGATTTGCTTGCGTACCAACTTTTGCATCTGATGCTTTTTTTAAGCAAAAAGATAAACTTGAAAAATGTATGACTTTAAGAAACCCAGTTGACAGCAATAAAAGGTTTGATGAATCATTTGTACCAGACCCAGATAAAATTTATTATGTACATGCTGACCTTGCACAAAAGCACGATAAGTGTGCTGTAGCAATTGCACACGTTGATAAATGGGTTAAT